GAAGAGAATAAGTTAAACTTATTCCAAAACTTCCTATCAAATCTATAATTTATAAATAAGTATAGATTTCAACAATATAGATCTATTTTCGGAGAGTTCCCAAATGTCCGCTAATTTACAAGAAATGGATAACGTCGTGAAAAAAGGCGCAGCTGCAGGCGAACCTATGGTTGCTGGCGGTGCTCAAATCGAAGATCTCGGTGGTCCTACCCCCGAGAACTACAGACCCGACGACGATTCCGCCAAACTAAAAGACCCTGGTGCTTCGCTAGGAAGAGCCCCTATGCCTACTGCTCAGGGTGCTACCAAGAAAGAAGAAGTAGAATCAGAAGAAACCACCATCGAAGAAGTCAACGTTGATGAAGACGTTGCCGCTCTCTTTGCTGGTGAAGAACTCTCCGAAGAGTTCCAAGAAAAAGCAAAAACCGTATTTGAGGCTGCTCTTCACGCTCGCGTAGAAGAAGTCAAGGCTCAAATCCAAGAAAACTATGAGGCAACTATTGCCGAAGAGCTAGAAGGTATTAAAGCTGATCTAGCGGAAAAGATTGATTCATATCTTGAGTACATTGCTCAAGAGTGGATCGAAGAGAATGCACTTCAGATCGAGCACGGTCTGAAGACTGAAATGACCGAATCATTCCTCCAAGGAATGAAGGGTCTATTTGAAGATCATTATGTATCCATCCCTGACGATAAATATGATGTTGTTGAGAATATGGTAGAAAAACTTGATGACATGGAAACCAAGCTCAACGAGCAAATCGAGAGAAATATCCAACTGAATCGCAGACTTGGAGAAACCACCGCTGAAGGTATCTTCGCTCAGGTTTCTGAAGGTCTAGCACTAACTCAGAAGGAGAAACTCGCTTCTCTAGCAGAAGGTGTTGAGTTTGAGGGTGAAGAATCTTACCGTGATAAGTTAGCGACTCTAAGGGAATCATATTTCCCCGCTGATACAAAAGGTGAAACTACCGAAACCCTTTCTGAAGGTGTAGATGCTGGCCCAGATGTTTCTGGTTCAATGTCTCGCTACCTACAGACACTTTCAAGAATTAAGTGATCGTTAACCTAAATTATTTTCATAAAACCTTAAACTTACCCAAGTAAAATGTATAACAATCCCCAACTCCTAGAGAAGTGGGCTCCCCTTCTAGACTATGAAGGTTGCGAGTCTATCAAAGACAACCACCGTCGTGCTGTCACAGCCCAACTTCTAGAGAACCAAGAGCGTTTCCTCAACGAAGAGCGTTCTTTCGCTGAAGGCGGTTTCGACCTTCAAGAAGCTACCCCCACTAACTCTTTCTCCACTGGTGGTGGTGCATACTATCGTGGTTCTGGTCAGACTGACAGTGGCGCTCCCACTGGCGGTTTCGATCCCGTACTAATCAGCCTTATCCGTCGCTCCATGCCCAACTTGGTCGCTTATGACCTCGCTGGCGTTCAGCCCATGAACGGACCCACTGGACTCATCTTCGCGATGCGTTCTAAGTACAACAACATGAATGGAGACGAAGCTCTATTCAACGAGCCCGATTCCGCATTCTCCGCTCAGAACTCTGGTTACTCTGCTACTCAGGGTGACTACACTGGTGGTTCTGACGACGGCGGTAGCGTTGGTTTCGGTACTACCCTACAGCGTGGTTCCAATCCTGGCGTTCTTGATCCTAATGCTGCTCCTGGCACCTACAGCGTAGGTCAGGGTATGGCAGTTACCGACTCTGAGGCCCTAGGCGAGAGCGGAACTGACTTCAACCAGATGGCCTTCTCAATCGAGAAAGTCACCGTAACCGCTAAGTCCAGAGCACTCAAGGCTGAGTACTCCCTAGAACTAGCACAAGACCTCAAGGCAATCCATGGTCTAAACGCCGAGGCTGAACTCGCCAACATTCTCTCCACAGAGATCATGGCTGAGATCAACCGCGAAGTTATCAGAACCATCTATAAGTCTGCTGAGTCTGGTGCTCAACTCAACACCGCTACCGCTGGTCAGTTTGACCTCGATATCGACTCCAACGGTCGTTGGTCTGTTGAGAAGTTCAAGGGTCTACTATTCCAGATCGAGCGCGATGCTAACCAGATCGCCCAGAGAACTCGTCGTGGAAAGGGTAACATCATCCTAACTTCCGCTGATGTTGCTTCTGCTCTAACCATGGCTGGTGTACTTGATTACACCCCCGCCCTCAACGCCAACCTTAACGTTGATGACACTGGCAACACCTTTGCTGGTACTATCAATGGTAAGTATCGCGTATATATTGACCCCTTCGCTTCCAACAACAGTGCTCTCCAGTACTACGTCGTTGGTTATAAGGGTGCTTCCCCCTATGACGCTGGTCTATTCTACTGCCCCTACGTACCCCTCCAGATGGTACGTGCCGTTGGTCAGGACACCTTCCAGCCCAAGATCGGATTTAAGACCCGCTACGGCATGGTCGCTAATCCCTTCGCTGAAGGCACCGATGCCGCTCTTGGCGCTATCAAGGCTGGCACCAACCGCTACTATCGTCGCGTTTCCGTCAAAAACTTGATGTGAGTTTGCGGGTCTTCCCGTCATTCATTCGGCCCCTCCCAGAGGGGTCTTTTTTTTATAAATAAAGTTGAGAATATGTTGTGAACCATGCCATTAAAGGGGACCAAAGAAGACAGAGCTCGTTACACTATGAGGAGACGTGATGAAAAGAAAAGAAAACTTGTTGAGCATTTTGGTGATGTATGCCATGACTGTGGAGGCAGTTTCCCTCCTTGCTGTTACGATTTTCATCATCTGGACCCATCAACCAAATCCTTTGAGATAGCACCGAGGTTGGATGGAAATCTAGAGACTATTATGGAAGAGGCCAAAAAGTGCATTATGATCTGCTCTAACTGCCATAGGGTCCGTCATTACAAAGAGCACCGCTAAATAAAAATAAAAATGGCGTCCCCATATCAAAATCAAATTCAGAACAGGAATTTTTTAAGTCCTACTGGATTTGAATTTACGATTAATAAAAACCCAAAGATTAACTTCTTTTGTCAGACGGCCAATATTCCAGAAATATCACTAGGAACAGCTGTTCAACCATCATATCTAAAAAATCTTGATGTTCCTGGCGATAAACTCCAGTATTCAGACTTTACGATGTCATTTCTTGTGGATGAAAATTTTGAAAACTATATGGCTGTGCATAACTGGTTGACTGGATTGGGATTCCCCAAAACTCCACAACAGTTTGAAGATCTAACAACAGACAATGAAGGAATTACCGATAAGTATCAGGAACAGTTCTCTGATGGATCACTCATTGTATTGAGTAGTAATCTTAGGCCTAATTTTAAAATTACTTTTAGGGATTTATTTCCAGTTAGCCTAAGTGGTTTAGATTTTGACAGCAAGTTACAGCAAGAGGAGTTCTTTACAGCACAGGCTGTTTTCAAGTATAGTATATACGAAGTAACTAATTTGTTTGGAACTAATTTATGAATCTTGAAGATATTCAGAAGATGTGGGATCGTGATTCTGAGATAGACAGAGATGATCTAGCGAACGAATCACTCAAGACTCCACAACTTCATGCAAAATATTATGAAATTTACAACACAACTTTACTGCTAAGAGAAAGAGCTAAAGAGACCTACGATAAGGTATATCTTGAGCGTTACAACTACTACACAGGAAAGGCAGATCCTGCGGTCTACGAGGATGAACCATTTCCATATAAGGTAAGGGAAAAAGAGAGCATACAGAGGCATATGAGTGCCGATGAGAGACTTTCTAAAGTAGATCTCAAGATTAAATATTACGATATTATGCTTCGCTATCTGGAGGAAATCATAAAATCACTCTCAAATCGTGGATATATAATAAAGAACGCCATCGATTGGTTGAAATTTACATCAGGAATGTAATGTATGAGTGATCTGATCATTTCCAAAAAGAACGAAGTATACCTAAGAATCAAAACTGAGCCTCACATCAAACACGAACTATCCGATCAGTTTACGTTTGATGTTGAGGGTGCAAAATATATGCCACAATATCGAAACAGATGGTGGGACGGAAAGATCAGATTATTCAATATTCAGACTGGAGAAATTTATATTGGTCTATTAGACAAACTCCTAAGATTTTGTGATGATCATGGATACAAGTATGAGTTTCAAGATAACAAATACTATGGCCATCCGATTGATCTAAATCAAATGATCTCCTACGAGGGAGTCAAAGATTATATGACAAAGATCTCTGTACATAAACCCAGGGATTATCAAGTACAAGCAGTCTATGATGCACTGAAGTGTAATCGACGACTTATAGTATCACCGACAGGCTCAGGTAAATCTCTCATGATTTACTCAGTAGTAAGATACTATGTTGAAAGGGGAAAAGATACTTTAATTATTGTTCCAACCACATCTCTTGTAGAACAGATGTACAAGGACTTTTCTGATTATGGTTGGGATGTTGGATCATACTGCCACAAAATCTATGGTGGTAAGGAAAGAGAAACTGATAATCAGGTTATTATCACCACTTGGCAATCAATTTATAAATTAGATAGAAAATATTTTGAACGATTTGAAGTTGTAATAGGTGATGAGGCTCACCTTTTCAAATCAAAATCTCTTGTCAGTATCATGACCAAACTTGCTGATGCAAAATATCGGTTTGGTTTTACTGGAACACTTGATGGAAGTCAAACTCATAAGTGGATCCTAGAGGGTTTGTTTGGCCCATCATATTCAACAATTAAAACAAAAGAGTTGATCAAAGAGAAACACTTATCAGATCTTGATGTAAAAATTATTAGACTCCAACATAAACCAAGAATCTTTGATAGTTATCAAGAAGAAATTCGATATCTTTGCGAAAACCCTCAAAGGAATAAATTTATTAAAAATTTAGCCTTGATTCAAAAAGGAAATACATTGATTCTTTTTACGAGAGTGGAAACTCATGGAGAACCGCTATATGAATTGATAAATAATTCGGTAAAAAATAACAGAAAAGTTTTCTTTGTTTATGGTGGAGTAGATACAGAAGATAGAGAAAGAATTCGCAAGATAACCGAAACCGAAGAAAACGCAATCATCGTCGCATCTTATGGAACTTTTTCTACTGGGATTAATATCAGGAATCTTCATAATGTTATCTTTGCCTCTCCCTCCAAGTCAAGAGTCCGAAACCTGCAAAGTATTGGTAGAGTTCTCAGAAAAAGTGAAAAGAAATTGAAGGCCACTCTTTTTGATATTGCTGATGATATCACATTTAACAAAAAAAGAAATTACACTCTCAATCATTTAGTTGAAAGACTAAAAATTTATAAGGAAGAAAATTTTAATTATGAGATTATAAACGTTGCTTTAAATCAATAATGAATTCAGACTTAGAAAAAGAATTTTATTGCACATTGAAACTAGTTTCTGGTGAAGAAATTGTTTCTTTAATCATGGTTGATGATAGTGATCAAGAAGATCCTATTATTATTCTACAAGATCCAGTCATTTTAAAATACAATGTCCAAGGAAGTTATACCGAATTAAAAATTGAGCCTTGGATGAAACTATGTAATGATGATATCTTTTTTATAAGATTGTCAAATGTAATTACCATGAGTGAAATTGATGACATTGAATTGATAGAATTATATAAAGATTTCAATGAATCAAAACATCAATATTTCAATAACTATGATGATGAAGATGATGATTCTACGAATTCTAAAAATCGAAGAGATATAACTAAAAATATGGGATTTCTAGGATCTGTAACAGAAACAAAAAAGAATCTAGAGAAACTTTTTAATCTAGATATTAAAGATAATCATAAAGAGCTATAATTTCTTTTCATCCTGGACAAGCCAGAGTCTACTTGATTTTAGATACCTTGTCAAGCTTGGTTTTGTATGATATAATGTCATTAACAGATAAAATAAAATAATGGCTAAAAAGAAACCAGAACATTATGTTAACAATAAAGAGTTCCTTGCGGAGATCAACAAATACAAAAAATTCCTTAAGCAAGCTGAAAAAGAAGGAAAAACAAAGTCAGATTTATTGAGAGAATCAAGAGAGTTTAGGAAAACTCACGAATATCTTGGCACCTGTTTTAAAAAGATTGGTGATCATCTATCCCATAAACCAAATTTTGTCAACTATATGTTCAAAGAAGACATGATTTCGGACGGGCTTGAAAATTGTATTGAATATGTTACAAACTTTGATCCAGAGAAAAGTTCTAATCCATTTGCATATTTTACTCAGATTATCTACTTTGCTTTCTTGAGAAGAATTGGTAAAGAAAAGAAGCAACTTGAGATCAAAAATCGTATTATTGAAAAGTCTGGATTTGCAGAAGTTATGGCTGTTGACGATAGCTTGCTTTCTCGTACCAGTTCAGACTATAATACGATCAAGGAGAATATCCAGACGAAAATGAACCGATGAAGATAGCAATCATTACTGATCAGCATTTTGGGGCTAGAAAGGGAAACAATAATCTTCATGACTACTTCAAAAAGTTCTATGACACAACATTCTTCCCAACCCTCGAAAAGGAAGGTATCGATACTGTTATCGATATGGGTGACACTTTCGATACTCGTAAGGGGATTGATTTTTGGTCTCTTGACTGGGCTAAAAAGAACTACTATGACCGCCTCCAGTCTATGGGTGTCACTGTGCATACAATTGTCGGAAATCACACCGCTTATTACAAGGACACTAATAACATTAACTCTGTTGATCTACTATTGCGAGAGTATGATAACGTTATTGTTTATGGAAGTCCTACCGAAGTTGAATTTGAGAATCTAAAAACATTTTTTATTCCATGGATCAACGATGAAAATCGTCAAGAGACGATTGATCTCATTTCCAAGACTGAAGCAAAAGTGGCTTTTGGGCACTTAGAAATGAGAGGGTTTTATGCTAATAAAACCTATATCTGTGAGCACGGTGAAGATAAATCGGATTATAAAAAGTTTGAAAAAGTTTTTTCTGGCCACTATCATCATAGAAACTTTCAAGATAATGTCTACTATCTTGGGAATCCATATGAAATCTATTGGCATGATGTTGAAGAAACAAGAGGATTTCATATCTTTGATACCGAAACTCTAGAGCACACTCCAGTTAATAATCCATATCGACTGTTCTATGTTGTTCCATATTCAGACACACCCCACCAAACATTTAAAGCTGATATTTACAAAGACAAAATTGTAAAGGTTATTGTAAACAAGAAGACAAATGTAAAACAGTTTGATCAATTTATTGATAAATTATACTCTGCTGGTGTGAATGATTTAAAAATTGTTGAAAACTTTGATTTCAATGGATTTTACCAATCCGAAGAATTTGAAACCGAAGAATCTGAAAACACACTTTCGATATTGAATAGATATGTTGATGAATCTGAATGTTCTTTAAATACTTCTAAATTAAAATCAATTCTAGAAAAAGTATACACATCTGCTTGCGAGGTTGAGTAAATGTACATGCTGGTACATAGATCAGAAACTAAAGAAGGTGCATATGCCGTTTTCAACAAAAAACGGGAAAAAGTTTTATTTCTCTTTGAAGAAGAGGATGATGCCGAAAGATATGTTATGATGTTAGAAACTCAAAACAACTATGATGAGATTGAGGCTGTAGAAATTGATCCAGACCTTGCAATCAAAACATGTATTGTCAAAGGAGTGAACTATGCTATTATTACCAAAAATGATTTTGTTGTCCCCCCAGTAACTTGATATGATTCTTTTTAAAAATATTCGTTGGAAGAATTTTCTTTCGACTGGTGATCAGTGGACCGAAATAAATTTTACAGAATCTAATAATACAATTATTATTGGATCAAATGGATCTGGAAAGTCAACACTTCTTGATGCACTAACATTTGCATTATTTAATAAACCTTTTCGTAAAATTAATAAACCACAACTTGTCAATACGGTTAATGAAAAGAACTGTTTGGTTGAAGTTGAATTTAAGGTTGGCAACAAAAACTATTTCGTTCGTAGGGGAATGAAACCAAATGTTTTTGATATTGAAGTCAATGGAAATAAACTTCATAAAGAAGCTGATGACAGAGCGAATCAAAGAATTTTAGAAGATAATATTCTCAAACTGAATCATAAATCATTCACTCAGGTTGTAATTCTGGGGTCATCGACATTTGTTCCCTTCATGCAACTTTCAAGTAGTCACAGAAGGGAAGTCATTGAAGATCTTCTTGACATTAAGATCTTTTCGGCAATGAATTCCCTTATCAAAGAAAAGATTAAAATTTTTAGAGAAAAAACAAAAATTCTTGAAGTTAAGAAGGAAGGCATCATTGATAAAATCAAGATGCAAGAAGAGTTTATAGAAGAACTAGAAAATCGTGGCAATGCCAACATAAATGCCAAGAAAGAAAACATTGCCAATATTATGAATGAGGTTGGTAATTACACTGAAAAAAATCTGGACCTTCTAGAAGAAACGAATGAATTGCAAACAACGATTGTTGGCCTTGAAAGTGCATCAGAGAAACTTCGTAAACTTGGAAACTTAAAAGGAAAAATTTCTCAAAAAGTTGCAACCATTACAAAAGAGCACAAGTTCTTTACCGAGCATACGGTTTGCCCAACATGTGAACAGGATATAGAAGAAGAGTTTCGGTTAAATAGAGTTGAAGCTGCTCAATCTAAAGCAAAAGAGTTGCAATCTGGTTATAAAGAACTAGAGCAAGCAATTAAAGAGGAAGAATTACGAGAGCAGCAATTTAAAACAATTAGTAAGGAGATCGTTAATCTCAATCATGAGATTTCTAAAAACAATTCGACAATATCTGGATTCCAGAGACAGGTACAACAACTTGAATCTGAAATTCAAACAATTGCCAATCAACTTGAAAACCGAAATACTGAGCATGACAAGTTAGTCTCCTTTCAAAATCAGTTAGATAAAATTTATGCTGATCTCTCAGATCACAAAGAGTCGTTAAGTTACTATGACTTTGCGTTTTCTCTTCTCAAAGATGGTGGTGTAAAGAGGCAGATTATTAAAAAGTATTTGCCTCTCATCAATCAACAAGTAAACCGCTATTTGAGGATGATGGATTTCTACATCAACTTTAAACTTGATGAAGAATTTAACGAATCTGTTCAATCACCAATTCATGAAAAGTTTTCTTATGAATCTTTTTCTGAGGGTGAGAAAATGAGAATTGATTTGGCTCTTTTGTTTACCTGGAGAGAAATAGCAAGGGCCAAAAATTCAGTAAATACAAATCTTCTCATTATGGATGAAGTATTTGACAGTTCTCTGGATGGTTTTGGAACAGAAGAGTTTTTGAAAATCATTCGATATGTAATTAAAGATGCAAATGTTTTTGTAATTTCACATAAAGATGGTTTATATGATAAGTTTGAAAGTGTCATCAAATTTGACAAAGTAAAAGGATTCAGTAGAATAGTCTAAATACTAGTGATAGTGGGGATCTATATGCTGTCTACGCAATATCGATTGAGACTCGAATTCATTTGCAAGTGTATTGTGAATGGGGAAGAAGTAAAACTTGAAGATATGATATGGGCAGAGAAATTGTCAAAGGCAAATACATCTGCCCGAGAGATGTTAAAAAAAGCAAGAAGACAATCTGCTGGAGATATTGAAGAAGGTAGTATTGATGATTTTATGAATAGGATGGGGCTAGGAGATCCCGACCCATCCAATTATAAAACGGGGTTTGATAGTGCTGATGAAATCGTTGATTGGTTTAAACAGGACAAACCAGATGATTGGCGACAGAGAGACTGAGGCCAATTTTCAAACTGTCCACTAGGGGGTCGCAAGACCCTCTTTTTTTGTATAATAGGCCCATACGCAACAGACCTATGGCAGTCCAACACGAAATCAAGTCTCAACTTGCAAAACTGCTTGCCACGGAAGACTTGATCGTGGAGCACAAGAATGTTGAAACCGCTTGTTTTAATGTCCATACTCGCGTTCTGACTCTTCCTATGTGGGAGAAAGCGAGTAATGTTGTTTATGATCTTCTTGTGGGTCATGAAGTTGGCCATGCACTGTTTACTCCAGATGAAGACTGGTCAAAAAACCATAAAATTCCTCCTCAGTTTGTCAATGTTGTTGAGGATGCTCGCATTGAAAAACTGATGAAACGCAAATACCCTGGATTGTCTAAGACTTTCTTCAGGGGATATGGAGAACTTTCTGATAATGATTTCTTTTCTCTTGAGGATGAAGACATCTCCGAATTCAATCTTGCTGATAGGTTGAATCTGTGGTTCAAGATTGGTAATTATGTTGATATTCCCATTGAACGTGGTGAAGAGATGGATGTTGTCAATATGGTTGCCGACTCAGAAACCTTTGCAGATGCACTTTTAGCCGCAGAAGTTCTTTACAAATACTGCAAAGATCAGCAGAATAGTAAGAAAAAAGTTGATGATCTCAATAATACCGATGGTCAATCAGATTCGGGTTCTAAACCTCAAGATTTTGTTGAAAATGATTTGGACGATGGTGAAAAGTCTGATGATACTTGTGAGTCTGATGAAAAAGTGAATGATGATGCTGATCTTGATACTCCCAGTTATGAAAGTCAACAATCCGAGTCTGAAGAACTAAAGGTACATACTGAAAGTTCTTTGGAAGAAAACCTCAAAGATCTAATCAATACCAATTCTTTTGAGAATGTCTATGTTGAACTTCCACAAGTCAATCTTGAAACAGTCGTTGTTGATTATACTGAAATTCACGAATACGTGAATAAGTCATATGCTGAACAGCAGAGTCATTTTAATGATGCATGTGACAAATATTCTCGGCCATATACGGATATTTTTGAATTTGCGGATAAAGCTTACATGGATTTCAAAAAGTCTGCTCAAAAAGAAGTCAACTATCTTGTGAAAGAGTTTGAGTGTAAAAAGTCCGCTGATTCATATTCCCGTGCAACAGTATCCAAGACTGGTGTTCTGGATTGCACCAAACTTCATACCTACAAATATAATGAAGATCTCTTCAAGAAAGTAACAACTCTTGCTGATGGTAAAAATCATGGATTGATCTTTATTCTTGATTGGTCTGGATCAATGGCTGAAATCATGTTGGACACCGTAAAACAATTGTTCAATCTGATTTGGTTCTGCAAAAAAACCAATATTCCTTTTGAGGTATATGCATTTACCAACAATTGGAAGCGTGTGACTTACGATGAGAATAATAATGGAATTTATCCAGAGAATCATTATGAATACAAGAATGGTTTGATTCAAGTTTCTCCAGATTTCTGTCTATTGAATTTTATCAGCAATCGCACTAAAATCAGTGAGTTTGAAAAGTGTATGCGTAACATCTGGCGGATGGCCTATTCTTATCGTAACCATGTTTGGTATTCTTCTCCTGGACAAGTTGAACTCTCTGGAACTCCTTTAAATGAAGCATTGATTTCACTTCAACAGGTTCTTCCAAAGTTTCAGAAGGATAATAAACTTCAAAAAGTTCAGTGTGTGGTACTTACTGATGGTGAAGCACATCCATTGAATCGTCATTATGAACTGATGCGTAAGTGGGATACTGAACCTTACATGGGTACTCGTTCGATTGATCCATCGGTGACTTTCCTAAGGGATCGTAAACTTGGAAAAACCTATAAGTTTGGATTAAACTATCATCACTTTACTGAAACCATTTTGAATAATCTTCAGGATAGGTTTCCATATGTAAACTTTATTGGGATCCGTGTTCTTCCTCCCCGTGAAGCATCTCGTTTCATGCGACTATATACAAATTATGATTATGAAAAAGTTTCTCAACTTGAAAGTAGCTGGAAGAAAAACCGTAGTTTTGTTATGAAGAATGTTGGATATCATGCATACTTTGGTCTTTCTTCAAATGCACTTTCTCAAGAAACTGAGTTTGATGTAAAAGATGATGCAACTAAAGCCCAGATTCGTTCTGCATTCAAGAAGTCTCTTTCTTCTAAGAAAATGAATAAGAAGATTCTTTCTGAGTTCATCTCCCTGGTCGTCTGACCACTTTTCAAACTGGCCACTGAGGGGGTTCCAACCCCCTTTTTCATTGTATAATTACTTCAGTTCAAACAAACGACATGACCATCTCTTCTGAGTACATCATCACCAGTCTTCAGAATCTCTATGGCAACTCTGTGAGTTCTGGTGACATCCGTGCTTGGTGTGCAATGAATGGTGCTAACTATCAGACCATTACCAATAAATTGACCGACTACAAAGTGGGTCGTGGTAAATGGAATCTGACTGTACAGGAAAAACTTGAACAAACCTATCAAGCACCTTCTGTGCAACCTGCTGTAGAACAAAACCTTATTCCTCAGAAAGATGATACCTTCGTCAACTTTGGTAATTTCAAAGATCTCAAAAAAATTATTCAGTCCCGTCTCTTCTATCCTACATTCATTACGGGTCTCTCTGGAAACGGCAAAACGTTCTCTGTTGAGCAAGCGTGCGCCCAACTAAATAGGGAGTTGATTCGTGTGAACATTACCATTGAGACTGACGAGGATGATCTTATTGGTGGTTTCCGTCTTGTTAATGGCGAAACTGTTTGGCACAATGGACCCGTTATCGAAGCTCTGGAAAGGGGAGCTGTGCTGCTTCTAGACGAAATTGACCTGGCATCCAATAAGATCCTGTGTCTCCAATCCATCCTTGAGGGTAAAGGTGTCTTCCTGAAGAAGATTGGTAAGCACGTCACGGCTGCCCCTGGATTCAACGTATTTGCTACTGCTAACACCAAGGGTAAGGGTTCTGATGACGGTCGTTTCATTGGCACCAATGTTTTGAATGAGGCATTTCTTGAGCGTTTCCCTGTAACCTTTGAGCAGGCCTACCCTTCCCCTGCAACCGAGCAAAAGATCCTTGAGGGGGTTGCTCTGGACCTTGGAGTGGAAGACCGTGACTTCTGTAAGCGTCTGGTGGACTGGGCAGACATTATCCGTAAGACTTTCTACGATGGTGGCGTTGATGAAATCATCAGCACCCGCCGTCTAGTGCATATTATTCGTGCTTATAGTATCTTTGATAATAAAGCAAAAGCGATTGATGTTTGTACCGCACGATTTGATGATGAAACCAAACAATCTTTCATTGAACTCTATGACAAAGTTGATGCCGACTTCCAACTCCCTGTGGAAGGAGTACAAGAAGATACTATTTCAGTTCTTTCCTGATTTAGAAAATATTTGTGATTGGGCTGACTGGGAGGAAAAAGGCACCTCCCTTTCAGCCAAGATCTACAATAATCAATACATCGTCAAGTCCAGAGAAGTTGAGATCTGGGATGAAAAATCCTGCATCTACAACAACATTATCTATCCGAAGACGGGTGAGAATCTACCATGCTTTGGAATGGACTTGATGGGTTTCTTTGATAAGAAAGTCATTATTGTATTTGACTTTCAACATCCAGTAGAGAATTATTTGTTCTCTCATCCAGATCTACCAAAGGCAGAAGGAACATTTAGATTCTTTGAGCCTGGTAATCATTTCTCCGAAAATGTCTTTGTCCGTAAATGTACGATGAGTGAAGTCAACAATTACCTTGATGACTTTGCTGCCTATTTACAAGCATACAAAGATATGTTAGAATCAAAGAAACCCAGTGGGTCTTCTGTTCAATCTACTTACGGGAACTTCGACAAATATATGAAACGCCTAGATCCTGTAAGTGGATATCTTTCCAGCAAGTTTGGAAAAGAAAAAGCAGATTCACTTGTAGATGATTTTCTTTTCTGCTATGGTTAATGCTTGGAGTTTGCTATTTGATGAAATGAATGGAAGTCTTGATCCAGAAGAACATGTGATGAATGATGATCCTTTAGATAAACTAGCTCAAGATACGTATGCAAGATATGTGTCAGCATATGATGATGGATGGACAACACAACTAAAACAAAACGCTATGAATGAAAACGATAATATGCCACCTTGGGGGCATAGTGATATGGAAGCACTTGGTAATCAAATTGATTTAAATTTAGAATCCACTGAGAAAAATGGATTCTGGAAATATGAAGAAGATCTCACGATGAAAGAAATTCGTGATTATCTTTCTGGAACATACAAGTCACATTATACATCTCAAGAATCCAAAACACAGACACTTGATCTGATTGAAAGTATTGGAGATGCAGAGGCCTTCTGTCGTTCCAATGCGATTAAGTACCTCTCTCGCTTTGGTAAAAAGAATGGCAAGTCACGTCTTGACATTTTGAAGGCAATCCATTATTGTATCCTTCTCTATCACTTCTCTGGACTCCACAAAAATAACTCTTCTGACTTCCCTTATTGATATGAAACTTTCTAAGCAAACCATTGCAATTCTGAACAACTTTTCTGACATCAACCAGTCTCTTCTAGTCAAGAAAGGTAATCAACTTCGTACCATCTCTGTCATGAAGAACATTCTGGCTGAGTGTACGATCAAGGAAGAGTTTGCAAAAGACTTTGCAATCTATGATCTACCACAGTTCCTAAAAGTTCTTCGTCTCTATCAGGATCCAGAACTTGATTTTACTGAAGACAACTATGTCACAATTCGTGAAGGTAAGAATCGTTCTCGCTACTTTTTTGCGGACCCCAATGTAATCGTTTCCCCTCCAGAAAAAGCATTAACACTTCCCAGTGAAGATGTATCTTTCACAATTACTCCTAATCATCTCAGCCAACTTCTTCAGGCAGCAAATACTCTGGACCTTCCAGATCTATCTGTAATTGGTGATGCAGGTGTGATTCGTTTGTCTGCTCGGGACAAAAAGAATGATACTTCTAATGACCACTCAATTGTTGTTGGTGAAACTGATAAAGAGTTTGCATTCAACTTCAAGGTCGAAAATATCAAGATTCTTCCTGGAAACTATGTTGTGACCATTTCCAGCAAGTGCTTGGCGCAGTTCACCAACACTGTAGAGTCTCAGGCCCTCAACTATTTCATTGCACTGGAACCAGATTCGGTGTATAATGGGTAAGAGGACGCACCTCTACACTTCACCAAACGGTTAAATGAATATTTTCGTCACTGACCCCGATCCCTGGAAGTCTGCACAAGTTCTACCTGACAAGCACATCGTCAAGATGCCCTTAGAGACCTGTCAGATGCTTGCTATTGTGTGTTCTGACAAATGGGGTCATGGATTTGGCACCCTTCCCAAGGCAGATGGAACTCCCTATGCCACTGAGAAGGGTGCTTTTCGCAATCATCCATGCACTATATGGGCCAATGAGTTTGTGATGAATTGGCAGTGGTTGCTTTCACATGGCATTGCACTCTGTGATGAGTACAAAATGCGCTATGGGAAGGTTCACACCTGCTTTCGTACTCTGATGGCAGCAAAGGAAATTCTGCCCACAGGAGACCCTACAGGGCGCTCTGGTAAGGGTCCAACATCATTTGTTTTTGCTGGGCCTGATGAGTTCAAATATGATACGAGCATCGATATCTTCACTGCTTACAAACGCTATATTGCATCTAAACCCTGGGTATGCGATAATTATCTACGTATCCCAGATCGTAAACCTGAGTGGGTCTAAATTATGAGTCGTAATGAATTTCTTTGGGTCGAGAAATATCGTCCCCAAACAATTGAAGAATGTATTCTCCCTGAGAATATCAAAAAGACATTTCAAGATTTCCTAGATAAAGGAGAGGTTCCTAATCTTCTTTTGGCAGGACCTGCTGGTTGTGGTAAAACTACTGTAGCAAAAGCACTTTGTAATGAACTAGGAGTTGATTATTATGTCATTAATGGATCTGATGAGGGACGGTTCTTGGACACGGTACGGAACCAGGCCAAGAACTTTGCTTCGACCGTCTCACTTCAAGGAAATGGTAAACCAAAAGTCATCATTATTGACGAAGCTGA